TGCCAATTCGTAAGACCAAAGAGTTACTAGAAATGAAACCGATTGAATTAACGGAAACTGCAGAGCACCGTATCCACAGAAGGAAGTGGTGGGCAATTTTGATTTTGATTATCGGCGGTGTAATGTTGGCAGGAAAGCTTCCAGTTCCGTACTCACTTGCATACGCATTGTTACTATTTGGTCATTTGGGAATGTTACATACGTTCTACGACAAACGTGATATTCCAATGATGGTAGTAAATGCAGTGTGGGTACTGATTGACGCAATCGGAATGTATCGTTGGTTTAATCACTAGGTCCATGGTGTAATTGGCAACACAGCAGTCTCCAAAACTGCTTTTCAAGGTTCGAGTCCTTGTGGGCCTGTAACACTTCAACTAAAAGGTTATGAAAAAACTAGTATTGTTATTAGCACTAATTGGTTGTTCTTCGGAGTCGCCTACTGAGGTTGTTAACGAACCATATGTACGATTTGTTAAAGATGTGGATTCCTTATCGATTATTAGAAATGTACAGACATTCAAACCGTTAGAGCTTCAAACAAACTTACCAGACCAGACCAAAGTTATATGGGAGTCTGATATTTGGGTGAAGGTTAGAGTTGGAGTAGATTCTTCTTATATTACAAACCGATTAGTAATTAATTGGCCGTGGGTTGACACCGTTACTACTGTCAATTGCTGTTCTTATAGTTACAAGGGTTATGCGAAAAGCGTGTTCGGTGCGTTTGAAATTATGAGAGGACAAACGGCAACTATTATTGCATCAACAAAGGTAGGGAAAAAAGTATTAGCTGATACTATAAAGATTGTTATGTATTAACTTGGGGTGGTGGCGCAATTTGGTTAGCGCACCGCACTGTCACTGCGGTGGTTGCGGGTTCGAGTCCCGTCCATCCCGTTACCCTTGACGAAGGAGTGTATTATGAAGCGTGTGTATTTGAGTAATACTGAAAACAAAATCGCTGGTGTTTGCGGTGGATTCGCAGAATCATTAGGAATCGACCCAACGTTCATCAGACTACTTTTTGTGGCAGCGTTTCTGTCACCACTTCCATCGGTAATTTTCTATCTATTATGTTGGATGGTTATTCCACGCGATCCGGGATATAGAAAGCAGTAAGGCTGGGTAGCTCAGCTGGTTAGAGCACGGCACTCATAATGCCGGGGTCGCCGGTTCAAGTCCGGCCCCAGCTATTTCACAAGGGAGTGCCGCAGAGTTGGAGGACTGCAGCAGACTGTAAATCTGCCGTCAATAGACCTAGTTGGTTCGAATCCATCCACTCCCATATAGGCGTGTAGCTCAGGTGGTTAGAGCACTGACCTGATAAGTCAGGGGTCGCTGGTTCAACTCCAGCCATGCCTACTAAAAAGAGGATATAAAATATGTTAGTAGACGAATACGATTTTTCTGAACAAAACAGTGTAGATACTATTAGAAAACTTATGTCTGTATATCCTGAATTGGATGGACACGCAGAAAAATTCTATATAGTAACTACAACTTATAATAGTCTGACTAAATATCCAATAGAAGAATATAAAACATTTTTACATAAAAAAATATTAGAAGGGAAGAAAATAATATTTGACGTTTCTGCTGAAACAATATTAACTAACCTATATCAATATATACACGAAATAATAGAGGATATCGATGTTGAAGATGGTTCATTTTTTTGTTTATGCGGTGCGATAGATGGGGAAGTGGCCTATCAAAAATTTCGTGTTAAGTACAACTATAAAAAAAATATTCAAGTAATATGTTTTCATCACTTTGAATATTTTATGCGTAATACGCATTCTAAAGTTAATGAACCACAATTTGATATTAAACTAAAAGAAAAATTATTTTTGTGTTTTAATAAAATAGAAAGATATCAACGAGTGTACTTATACGCACATTCAGTAAAATACGGATGGTTTGACAAATCATTCTATTCATTCGAAGGAAGTATTCCTGAATTTATAGATAAAAAAATTTTGTTCAATGATAGCTATCTAAATAAGGAGTTTTGTTATCCATATTTAGAAGAGTGGGTAAAAGAAGTGTTGGAACAAACCAAGCACAAGTTTCCAATAAGATTAAATATAACCGAAGAGAGAAAGAACCCCTTAGATGTAAATCAAGAAGATATGTACTTCTTTGAAAATAGTTATCTTTCTATCGTAACCGAAACACTGTTTTATAAAGTAACAAATAAAAATAATGGTTTGTGTGTATTTAATTATGAACCAGCATACAATTTCATAACAGAAAAAACATTTAAACCCATAATAGCTAAACACCCATTCATATTTGTCGGATTTACTGGAATATTACAATTACTAAAAAATCGTGGTTATAAAACATTTCATCCGTACATAGACGAAACTTATGATAATATACAGGATGATTACGAGAGACTAAAGTATATTACAAATGAAATTGTACGATTGAGTAATTTTTCTGAAAATGAGTGGATGGAATGGCAAAAAAATGTGAAGGATATAGTAGAATACAACTATAATCATTTTTTTGATGATGACAAAGATTATAGGCACACTCGATGGAATGAAAACTGGATTAAATAAAAGAGCTTCTGTGGCGTAATTGGATAGCGCAACTGATTTCTACTCAGTGGGTTGGGGGTTCGAGTCCCTCCAGGAGCGTATATGGCGATTGTAGCTCAATCGGTTAGAGCATCGGATTGTGGTTCCGAGGGTTGCGGGTTCGAGTCCCGTCATTCGCCCTGCTGACATAGCTCAGTTGGTAGAGCACCACTTTGGTAAAGTGGAGGTCACCAGTTCAATCCTGGTTGTCAGCTTGGGGGTATCCTATGAAACTAACTGATGCCAAAATAGATGAAAAATTAGAGATAGTTCAAATATATAAAAATGGTTATGAACAACGATTGTCTGCTATGGGTATGATAGAGGGGTGCGAAATATGTCCTCTTCGTAATAATAACGGTACTCTATTAGTAGATGTTCTTGGTTGTAGATACGCACTAGGAAAAGAAATTTCGGAATGTATAGTAGTAAAGCCCTTATAGTTCAATTGGATAGAGCACTAGTCTTCGGAACTAGGAATGTGGGTTCGAGTCCTGCTAAGGGCACTTGACAAATAAGTAAAAGTGTATTATATATTATGTAGTACGGCGTGTAGCGTAGCCTGGTATCGCACCTGCTTTGGGAGCAGGGGGTCGGGGGTTCAAATCCCTCCACGCCGATAGGAGGAATTATGAAAGAAAACGATAAGTTACCACATATCATTGCGGGAATTGCACTTGTACTATATCTGGTGTTTCTTTTCTTTATGACAAGACCACAAGAATTACAAGGTGGCAATATTGAAAGGGCAATACAGACAGAGCAATACCGATAAATTGGGCGGGTGGCAGAGTGGCCCAATGCAAGAGTCTGCAAAACTCTAAAACCGCCGGTTCGAATCCGGCCTCGCCCTTATGACAACACCAAATTATACAATTAAACCAAATCCACAAGATAGACCAGTATACCCTTATGCGTATACCGATCATTTCTTAGAAATAACCGAAGGTGATTTGACCGGAGTGCAGTTTAACTTTATATTATTTCACGTAACTGGTGACGATAATAATAAAAAACTTAACTTCGAATATAATTTACTGTTTTTACCCGAAGGGTTAACTCCAGACAACGAAGAATTGGAACCAGTTATAGGTAATATACTACAACAACTTATTGAACTAGGTCACTATGCATTTAACACTAAATTATAATCAAAACGATAAGTCTTTAATAGAAAATTTTTATAGAGAAATTTTTGAAGAAAAAGAATACGATAGATTCGGCGTAAACATAAATAAAAATGATGTTGTACTTGATTTAGGTGCAAACATAGGAATATTTTGTAAATATGCATTAGAAATGGGAGCATCTAAAGTTATTTCATATGAGTGTGATAATAACAACTATCAATACCTTACACAAAACATACACGATAAACGAGCAGAACTCTGTCTAGGATACATTGGACATAACTTAATAACCATATCGGATATTATAGAAAAACACAACTTAGATAAGATAAATTTTCTTAAATTAGATATAGAAGGTTATGAATGGGACTTATTAAAAAACATAAATCCATCGGTATTTGATGTAGTAAATAAATGGGCAATAGAGTTTCATACATGGCACAATAACCCAAACTCTTCTGGGGAAACAAAATTTAATACTATCTTGCAATTACTAGAAATAATGGAAATGTTCTCTAAAAACGGATATAAAATATATTTTGAGCATATACACAAAGGATGGGATATTGTAATGTTGTATGCAAAAAAAGATATAATCACAAACTAAAAGAGGTTATTATGAACTTGACACCAAATGATAAGTTGAAGTTAGAAGGCGCACTCAAAGATATGTCTACTTCTATGACACGCGTAGAAGCAGAACGTGACCTTCAAAAGAATGTCATCGGGGACATCTGCGAAGAACTTAATTTAAATAAGAAAGTATTCCGTAAGTTAGCCAAGGTGTACCACAAGCAGAACTTTGATGACGAAGTAAATACCCATCACGAATTTGAGAAGTTATACGAGACTGTAACTAACAAGTCCAAGTAAAGTAGTTGGGACAGTTGGCTGAGTGGTCTAAAGCAGGAGATTACTAATCTCTCGTACTGAAAGGTACCGTGGGTTCGAATCCTACACTGTCCGTTCACCATTCATAATAGGAGATATTATGACAATTCGTAAATCACACTCACGTAAGATAAAGGCAAAGGGCGGCGGATTTAGACGAGTGACTGTTAAATCTGCATTTGTTAAAACTGGTAAGAAGAAACGTAAATAATTAATAATATGTAAAAATTGTCAAATTTGGAAAAGAATTACATATTATTAATTTAAATACTATATATTAAGGTGGGACTTGACAAACAAGCTCACCTTATGTATATTTAAGGTGTTGAGTGTTTGACAAGTGAAGGGAAGTAGTTATGGAACTATCCGGGGTCGGACAACCCCCCGCTCCATTTGACCCCTCGTTGTTGAGATGCCACCATAACGGCACGGGGAAGTTTCCGACGAGAAGCGCTGTCAATTGATGAGACAAACATATAGTGAGGATGACACTATATGATAATAGATAGGTTCCTCCCTAACCCAATGGGAGGATTTTTCATCTCTAGGAGTTGCTCCTGTGGTGGAACCGGCATACACGACAGACTTAAAATCTGTTGCCCTATCGGGCTTGCGAGTTCGAGTCTCGCCGGGAGCATGGTTATTAAAGGAGAATATTATGGCACGTCAAGGAAAGAAGTTGACTGAAAGTTGGAATGTACAGTATTATGCACGTGATACACAAACGAACCAAGATGTATTGAACCTCACTATGTCGTGGGAATTTGGTGATACAGAAAGTGTCAAGAAGAATCTCAACACGTGGTTATCGGCAATCGGGATAGCATTAACTGTTACCGATAAAAAGTAAGGAGACATTATGGAAACCGAAACGTGTGTAAATTGTAAAGTAAAAACAAACGTACCAGTAAATGAGCACATTGACCTACGTAATTTTTATGTAGAAGGAGCTGGTCAACTTTGTGAAGAGTGTTGGAATAAGATATATAAGAAGTAAAAATATGGGCCTGTAGCTCAGCTGGGAGAGCGCCTGATTTGCATTCAGGAGGTCATCGGTTCGATCCCGTTCAGGTCCACTTGACAATCATCCCGTAGTGTAGTATACTAAAGAAGTACGCTCCTATAGTGTCAACGGTTAGCACAAGAGACTTTTAATCTTTTAGGTCTTGGTTCGAATCCAAGTGGGAGCATAACCGCGAGTAGCTAAATGGTGAAGGCAGCCGCCTTATATGCGGAAGATATGGGGGTTCAAGTCCCTCCTCGCGGACTGTAGGGCCGTTAGCTCAGCGGTTAGAGCAGTCCACTCATAATGGAAAGTGCGGGGGTTCAAATCCCTCACGGCCCATAAAATTTAGAATAAATCGGTTCCATCGTGATATTTATATTACGATGGAATTTTTGTATATAACGGGTTCTTTTTAATTGTCTATGTCATTCACAGGAGACAGTTTATGAAGAACCCGTTTTCTTATGCCTTTGGCGTTTTTTGGTTATTAACTTCACCGTTACAAGCCCAAGAAAAAGAAATATTTGTTGAAAAAGTGACCAATTCTGTCGTGATTGGTCCAGTAGCAGGAAATCGTGGTCTTGAATTTGGGGTAAAAAATATCCTTGAAGAATTCCTACTGGAAAAGGAATACAATCTTAATCCAAAATCACCAGCACGACTTCAAGTTGAAATTATATTCTTGGATGTACTGACCACCAAAAAGAATGTCTCCGTGTTCCATTCAAACGCAGAAACGGTTGTTATACGGTTGCGTGGAACAATGGTTGTTAATGGTAAGAAGGGGAAACCCGTGGTTGTTGAGGAAAGTTCCTCGGAAATTTCTATGTCTACTTTGTTAATTGACGAAGGCGGCAAATTCAACCAAACAAGTCTCTCAAACGCCTTGAAGAAATCTTGTGAGAGCTTGATTAACAAACTATCGGAGTAATATGAAAAACATTTTAATGGCAGTTCTTCTACTTCTGCCATTCGTCAAAGTAGAAGCGCAACCCGCACTTTGGTGGGGCGCAAACACCATCAGTACCAATACTAATGGTGGTCCAATTGTAAAAAATGATACGATTTCTTTGGAAGTGAAGTTGAACCCAAACTTCTCCACGATTCGTTCGGTGTTCTTTGATTTCCAACATCAGAAGGATGCCATCACATTGTTGGATGTGCAATCAGGTGCAGGTATTCCGCAAGGAGCCAATTTCACCTACACCAACTACTATTATCCTAACTGTAAGTTCAACAGAACTGCAACTAACACCACTGATAATGCTTGGAACAATTATATGAATGCGCAATACACTTGTAACGCATCAACTGTTCCCTATCATGCCATCAATCGTATTCAAGTGAATGTGTCCAGTGCGCAAAACTTGGACCACGCTACATACATCAAACTCCGTTTTAGAATTGCCAAGACGGATGCGGGGTTTCCATACGATTCCGTATACATGAACTTTGCTGTTGGATATGATGTAAATGGTGGAACTATGACCAATACACAAAACGTTGGGGCAAAAGGTGTGTGGATTAATTTAGCACCTAACGCAAACAACTTGATTGTCGGTGAAGTAAAACATAGTGCAAATACTACCGCAGGATTGAAAAATTTGATGCGGTTGTCTATTACTGATACACTACCACAACCCACTGAAGTTGCTAATGCAGCAGTGGGGGGTAATGGGCAATTTGCATTTGCACAACAACTGCAAGTTAACTCACCATACAAGTTCCGATTGGTATTACCAGCAGATAGTTTAGCACCATTGAGTTTGGCAGCAACCACTATCTCTGACTTTACCGCAGCACAACAAGAATGGATTACCCAAAATCTTGACCGTACATTTAAGAACAACAACATCAACAAGGGTATGAAGTATTGGGCAGCAGATGTCAATAATGATGGTGTATTTGATGGTGGGGATGTTCAAGTGTTATTCAACGCCGTAACTGGATTGGATACCATTATGGCACCACCAGCAGGATGTGCAGCAAACTGTAGTATCAGTATTCCATTGTTCCACGGAGCAGATTACGACAACACACCATTGACCAATTGGAATGATTTAATGACGGGCAAGACCATTGATATCATTCCAGGTCAAACAGAATATGCCATCATCAATCTCAATGGATATGGTGCAGGTCAAACCAGATTCTATGTAGATATGCGTGAGTTTCCAGCAGGTGTCACACCATCATCTGTGAAGTGGATGAATATTCTTGATGTGTATAACGGACCTGTCACCTTTATGTCAAGTGATGCAAGTTGGGCATTCTACAAGATTGCATCAAGTTTCACCAAAGCAACCAACGGAACATCTGCATTTAATAGTAACATTAGAAATATTAATAATCAAAATGTAGATTACGCAATTAGTTCCAATGCAAAGTTCAGTAATAAAACATCAGGATACGTTCACGCACGAACCACTACAAGTGAACAAAACCTTGACCTTCGTTACGCATTGAAGGGTGATGTGAACCTATCACATTCTTCATTGGTCACAGAACAACAAGCAGCGATTTACGGTTGGGGTAATTTGGTGGTTCCAAGTGGTCAAAGTATTGATACAAAGGTCAACAACGTAGTAGTTACAGGTGATACTATTAACATTCCTTTCAATGTAGATACAAAGGGTATCGTATTATCTGGTTTACAATATGAAGTCAAGTATGACCCAACATTGGTGAAGTTTGTGAAAATGAATATTGATACTCCAAGTTGGGTATCGTTCGTTCATCCAATGGTGGACGGAACTGTTCGTTTTGGTGCAGTTGATAAAGATTTAAAGAACCCATTAACAGGAGCAAATCTCACCCCATTCAAGTTACAACTCGTAGCATTGAAGGCTGGTGTAGACCTAAACACCTCTGTGGTTTTGACACAGGTTATGGACGCAGCAGACAATAAAGGTAATCAGGTTGGTATTAACCTTTCCTCTACTGTAATCCGTTTAGTCGGTATCAGTAACTTCCGATAGGAGTAATATGAAAAACTATTTACGATACGGGATAATTTCCCTTTTGGTAATTGGTTGCTACGACAATAATATTTTTAATCCAGATATGAGTAAACCACTTGATTTGGGAGTGACATCAACCTCCACAAAGTTTAGAACACAAAAAGTTACGACTACGGATGGTCACGCATCGGTATTAGTTGAAGTCACACCAGGTGCGTTGTATAGTTTACAACTTACCAGTATTGATGGTAAGGTATTAGCAATTGAAGGATTTACTGCAGATAAAGTGAATCAAGTAATTAACCTTGATTACACCAAGATTAAAAATGGTTCTTATGACTTAAACCTACTGGATGTCTCTGGCAACGTTGTCAAGATTCCAGTAATCATCAACAAACAATAGGAGAACGTTATGTCAGAAGAAAGTTCAGGCGGTGGATTAAAGAACGCAATCATTGGTTTAGTAACCATTATTGTGACCGCAATCGCAGGTGTAGTTGGTAAGCAATTAATGGGTGGCGATGAAGCAGCAACAACCCCACCACCAGCAGCTGCACCAGTAGTTATCAACCTTGAAAATAACAACACAGTCAAGGGTGGTTCAGGTGGTGGTGCAGCAGCACCAGCTCCAGCACCAAAAAAGAAGGACGATTGGGCAAAAGAAGAACCAAAGTGGTAACCGTATGACTCCCAAAGAGGTTAAAGATTACGGTGAACGAGTAGAAGCTATGGCTAAAAAAGAACCTGCTTACGCAGGTTGGGGTTTCTTTTACTATGAATCAACTCATACCAATGAGGAAATTAATCTATGCGAAATGAAGAAGAAATTACAACATCTGAAGAAACTGAAGTTTCGGTTTTAGATGCAACCCCAATTGAGGAAACTCCAATGACTACATCAGCAGAAAAATCAGCAGCACAAGAAAGTAAGTTTCAAGAAATGTTATTTAAGATGATGGCTCGTCGTTGGAACATTACGGCAATTGTTCTTATCACCTTTATGTTAATTGTTGGTGGTATTACAATGGCAGTATATAATCAAACAGCAATCGACGGTGAATGGAAAGAACTTCTTCTACTTATGTTAGGTGCTTTCATCGGTTCATATGGTAAAATAATTGATTACTGGTTCTCAGACACCGACAAGGACAAGATGTTGGTACAAAAGATGGATGAAGAAGATGGACAATCCTTCTCAAATACGTTAGGAGGTTAATATGGATGCAAAACAAATTCAAAAAGGATTGTTATCAAAGTTTTCACAAATTTTCCAAGATAACAATGAATATAACGAAAAGACAGTAATTGGCTTCCTATCATTTGCAGTGATGACCTTGTATTCTTTGGTGGACCTTGTAACAGGTGTTATGGGTATTCCATTGGAAATTCATGAATTCGTATACAATTCATTCATGGTCATCACATTAGGTTCATTTGGTATCGCAGGATTGGAAAAGTTCTCACCAACAGCAGTCAAGCAAGCAAAGGCTGGTGAAGAGGAAGAATAATGAAAAAATTATTATGGTTACTTTTGGTTCCGTCATTGTTGATGGCACAGGCTGATACAGTAAAACTATCACCCAAAGAATTGTTTGAAGCAAGTTCTGCGTGGAATGGTATTGGTGTAGTGCAATCGTATGTGGATTTTCAAAAAGATGTGTTGTCATCCTCTAATCTATCTGTAAGCATCGTTGGTAAACAGGTGTCTACAACTTTGAATCTAGGATACAACAAATCTTCATTGTCTGGAGCATGGAGTCAATCCTTCCTAACATCACTAAATCCTGCTTGGGATTATTATGGTGCTGGTTATGGAATTACCAGAAACACCAATCATGTAACCTCCACGCTCCAAGCATTTGTTTCCACGGATTTTGATTTTCAAAAGAACATCACACTTTCCGTGATAGAATTGTTTCCAACAAAAACATTTGGTACATTCGGTGCTACTGTGAATGTATCCAAGAACTTTTGGGGAGAATATGAGGGTGCATGGCAAGGGGAATATATAGTGGATGAACAAGGAAACTGGGTGAAGAACATCTATCCCATTAATCCAGCATCCAGTCAAGTAATAACCAGAGCCATGCTGATGTACACCTACACCTTCAAAACAGGCAAGGTGAACATCTCACCACAGATATTTGCACTTAGCGATATACATAAGGTTTACAAAAACGGTATAACCAATATTGCATATTTCAGTGATTTCAATTTAGATGTGTATTACGGAACATCTGTGGATTGGAAAATCACAAAACGATTTGTATTGAACACCAACATTAGATTGAACACCACACTTGACAAATTTGGTGAATCGGTAGGATACAAAAAAAGTAATCCAGTTATATTTATGGTTGGAACACAATTTCAATTTTAGGATATCCAATGAAAAAATTACTCGTATTATTATTACTCCCAACTCTTCTCTCAGCACAAGTTGTTGGAAAGACTGTTACCGAGGAATATAAGGCATCATTTGAAAAAAAGGTCAATATTGATTCATTGATGGATTACGAAGGACCAAAAGTTCCTATTCAACTATTAAACATCGGTATCGGTGAAGAAGTATTTGCAATGTACCCAGAACTCAAAGACAAGCGTGTTGGTCTTGGGGTCACCAATATCGTTGTGGAATACTTGGAAGAAACCAATCGTTTTACCTTCACCGAAGATAAGACAGAAATCAAGAACAGAATGGTCAAGCAATTTCAAGCATCACAATCTGGATTTACTGAAAACAAATTAGATGGTCGTGGAAAGATTAAGTTAGCTCGTTACTTTGTATATATTGAAGTCTATGATTTTTCAGTATCCGAAGATGAAACCATCAATTTAAAAGATGGTGTTAAAAATAAAGTGGTTACTCGTTTAGGCTTGCAGGTGAAGTTCGTTGACGCAGAAACTGGTGAATACTTTACTGGTTCTGGATTAGGGGAAGCAAAAACAGTTCGTGAATTAACCCTTATGAACGATGATAACTTTGGTGAAATCAAGTTCAACCAAAGTACCATCGGTACCAGTACTAAGAAAGCACTCGAAGATGCATCAGCAAAGATAGTAACGCGGATGGTCCGCAAGAAGATTTTCCCAAACTAAGGAGTTTTTTATGACAACGGTATTTGTTTTATTATTAGTAGCAGTAGCAGTTGCATTCGTACTCACCAGAAAGTCGCAACAACCACTTAAGCTTGTTGGTACTGTCAAGAAGGTTGAAGCAGCAGTAGCAAAGACACTTGATGTCAATGGTGATGGCAAAGTTGACCTTAAGGATGTTAAGGCAGCAGCAGAAGTGGTCAAGAAGGTTCGTAAGCCACGTGCAAAGAAGATAACTGGTAAAAAGAAAAACTAATGAAAAAACTATTAGTATTTTTCTTATTAGCACTTCCATTACAAGCGCAGGATACCGTTCGGGTGAAACATGGCAACTATGAATCGGTATTTTCTGTGAGTAAGAGGTATCCTGTGCTTGTGGAATGGACAGTGACTCGTAGTAAGTTGGAATGTAAGAATCCAGCAAAGCGTACGGACAAGTTCCTCCCAGACCCAAACATCAAGAAAGAAAGTAATATTGATGAAGATTATGTCAAGTCTGGATTTGACCGTGGACACATTTCACCAGCCGCAGATGCACGGTGTAATGAAAAACATATGGCAGAAAGTTTCTATTTCACCAATATGGCTCCACAATATCCAGGATTGAACCGTGGGCAATGGAAGAACTTAGAAGAATGGACTCGTATTCTCGCTGTAGAAAATGATTCAGTCATTGTTAAGGCAGGATGTGTTGGTGAAGCACAAAAGATGAATCGCGTCGCGGTTCCTACACACTGCTGGAAGGTGATTTGGGTCAAGGGACAATCGGAAGCGTATGTGTTTCCAAATGTTCCAGAACGGTCAAAGTCATTTGAAATGCATAAGGTACCGTTGGATAGTGTAAAGAAACTTACAAAGTTACTAATTAAACAATGAAATATATTAGAACCGCAGTTATACTATTATTATTTGTAGCATCAAGCTGTGGTAAAGCACAAGTTGTAGTACAAACTTGGGTTGACCCGTGTACGAATACAGTTCAAACGGCAACATTTCCTATTAATGGGCCTGGTGTACTGATTTCGTATCGTGGTCAATCCAAGATTTTTACTGCGGCACAAGCACAAGCAGGTGAACTATTAACATGGATTAATCAAGTTACGGTTAATATTCCGTGTCCTGTGGTGAATAATCCAGTTGTGACACAAACAACAACGACAGTAGCAACACAAGCTGCAACACAAGCGGCGTCCGCTGCGGCAAGTGCTGCGGCATCAGCGGCAGCAAGTGCGGCAGCGTCATCTGCGGCATCATCCGCCGCGTCATCAGCAGCAGGTAATGCGGCAAGTTCGGCGGCAAATAGTGCAGCAAGTTCTGCTGCAACGTCAGCGGCGGCGTCTACACCACCCCCAACACCACCACCCGCTCCTGCAGCACCTGCGGCACCAGCTGCACCCGCACCATCTAGTAGTTCGTCCTCTACTCCTGCTCCTTCTAGTTCATCGTCAGAACCAGCACCCACATCAAGTGGTGGTGGTGGAGAACCCGCGGCAGAATCTAAACCCGCAGAAGCTAAAGCCGAGGCTAAGTCAGAATCTTCATCGGAATCTAAATCGGAATCAAAGTCAGAAGAAAGTAAATCTGAATCTAAGTCTGAAGAAAAGTCTGAAGAGAAGAAGGACGAAAAGAAAGAAGAAAAGAAAAAGGGTGGTGAAAATGTTAATCCTTTATTGGTAGCATCCGATTTAACAACCGGTCAAAATCCAGATGGTAGTTTGACCGCAATGTTGACCACGGGTGTTTCTCAATCTTCATTAGCAGGTGATAAGAGTTATGGGGTCACTGGTATTCTTTGGTTGACTTTTGACCAAGGAGCTATCAACGCATCATATTCTAAAATGAAGTTTGATAAGGGTAAGTTAAAACACATTATGTCGTATGCAAACACTACTGCATATCTCAAAGGAACTTGGATGAATATGGCAGGTGCAACTTGGGTCAAACCAAGTCCAAAATGGGGTGTGGTCGGGATTAGTGGTAATGTAATTATTTTAGCAGTACCAGATGAAATGGAAAAGAAAACAGCAATTAGTTATGCAACATCATTTGCTGCATTTTGGATGCATAATCCAATTCAAATAAACGAACGAGCAACACTTTCTCCACAAGTATTTTTACTGGGTGCACCAGTCTCATATAATGATATGACCAAGTTTACATTCAGTGACCAACTCAGTGCAATGATTGGTAACTCGGTAGACTATAAGATTACCAAACGATTCGGTATGACAGGCGCACACAGAGTAATGGTTCCGTCAACAGGAAAACCTCTACACTTTTTACTCATCGGTTCACGGGTAACACTATAAGGAGCAGTTATGATTAAAGAATTACCGTTCTCAGAACAAAGCGCATTATTTGCAAGATTTAGTAATTTAGCATATCAAGCACCAAAAGAAGCAACCAAGTTATTTAAGAAAGCAGGGTTTGACGAAGTAACATATTACGGAAATGAAGGTAGTAACGCATATGTAATTGAAAGTAAAGACGATGTAGTAGTCGTATGTCGTGGTACTGAAGTCAAAGAATGGAGTGATATTAGTGCAGACCTTAGTATAGCATTGACTCCATCACGCACGGGTATCGGCAAGGTTCATCGTGGATTTAGAACATACACCGACAAGATTTGGGAACCAATTAAAGCACATATTAGTCCAATTAAGAACAAAGATATTTGGTTTACTGGACATAGTTTAGGTGCGGCAATGGCAACTTTGATGGCTCGTCGTTGTGTATTGGACATCAGTATGAGAGTTCCAACATTATTTACATATGGTAGTCCACGTGTTGGTAATCGTGCATATATTAATGAATTCAATGGTCAAATTACACATCATCGTTGGGTAAATGACGGTGATATTGTAACCAAAGTTCCATTTGTTCCATTCTACTATCACTGCGGTACGATGCATCACATCGGTAGTGACGGAAAGGTTATAGTTGAGTTTGATAGAAAAATTAGTTGGAAACGTATTTTATCCCTGCTATTACCACACGGCATTTTCAAGTTAATCGCAGGAGATGCAAAGGACCATTCATCAGAATTGTACACGGAAAACTTGACATTCTGGGCAATGAATGACGTATCACAATCTTAACCAATTAGGAGAAACGTATGGACATCAGTAAACTCAAAGGTCACGTTCCAGACGCAGTTATTGCTCAAATTCCAGAAGTAATGGACAAGTTCCAAATCAACACCCCACTTCGTCTTTGCCACTTTCTTGCACAATGTGGTCACGAATCCGGCAACTTCAAGGCAGTGAATGAAAATCTAAACTATGGTGCAAAGGGACTTCGTGGTATTTTTGGAAAGTACTTCCCAACTGATGCAAAGGCAGCAGAATACGAACGTAAGCCAGAAAAGATTGCAAACTTGGTTTATGGTGGTCGTATGGGCAACGGCCCAGAAGCATCTGGTGACGGTTTCAAATATCGTGGTCGTGGATATATTCAATTAACTGGTAAGGACAATTATTCAGCATTTGATAAGGTTGTCGCAGAAGACATCACTGCAAATCCAGACCTCGTAGCAACCAAGTACCCACTTCTTTCAGCAGCATGGTTCTGGAATTCACGTAAGCTCAATGAATTAGCAGACAAGGGTGCAACCGATGCAGATGTAACCGCAATCACCAAGAAGGTAAATGGTGGTACCATCGGATTGGCAGACCGTATCAAGCACTTCAAGGAATTCTACGAATTAGTGAAGTAATTTAACATTTTGATTTTTTGTGCGTCTAATAATACGAACTTAAATGGAGGTAGTATGAAAAATTTATTATTAATTTCATTGATTGGATTACTTACCGCATGTTCGTCACCAGTAGCACCAACTATTCCTGCTGAAGATTATTCATTAGTTGTATTTGGTGAAACTGGTGTGGCATTGGAAGGAACTCTTGGAGAACAACATAGAGGACACCCAACAGACGGTCGGACTGCTGGATTTGCTAGACTTCCAGATTCATTGAAGATAACCGCAACACAAGCGGCAGCAATCAAAGCACTTCGTGACCAATTCCGCCAAACACATCAAGAAAAGTTGACGGCATTGCGTGCAGTATTTGAACGAGCACGCCTCGCTCGTCGTGATGGAGCAACTCGTCAAGAAGTAATGACTATATTATTAGAAGCACGACCAATTACAGAATCATTACGGGAACCAACTCGTCAATTACACATCGCAATTTTTGGTGTATTGACACCGGCACAAAGAAATTGGTTGATAACAAATCGTCCAAGACCATAATAAAATAGAATTTTACATCTATTTATTTAAGTGGGGGTTGACAAAATCAATCCCCACTTTATATTTTAAGGAGGTGCCTTATGATTAAAACTTTATTACTTGTTTTAGCAATACAAGCACCGCAGATAACAAGGATGCCGTTACCTGCAAAAACATTACGAGACACGACACGAAACTTTATCGTGATTCATAATGATGGCTCTAATATGTCCGCACGGCAAACACATAGTGTACTTCGTAGACGGAGATTAGCATATCATTATTTTATAGATAGAAACGGAAAAATATATCAGTATGTGGACCCCAAATATGTTGCAAAACACGCAGGAATTTCACTAAAAGACGGAATGTTAAGTTGGAATGATTTTAGTATTGGTATTTGTTTACAAGGTAAAAACGGATTACGATATACTGATAAACAATACGCAAGTCTACAGTTGATGGTGAATCAGTTAAAATCTAGATATAGAAATGTCGGTCACCAACTGTATACACATTCTGAAATTGCGTTTCCGTGGGGACGAAAGAAAGACCCTGGGGAAACATTTGATATAAATAGAATAGTAATAGATACACTATAATAAAGGTCAAAGGTTATGATTAAACATGCTGATGTAATTGTAGATTTACAAGCAGGTGATACTGGTAAGGGGAAGGTTGCTCACGCACTTGCTAAAAATTATGATATGATTTTTCGGTATAATGGTGGGTCAAACGCCGGTCACACGGTATATCACGATGGGAAGAAAGTCGTAACTCATCTTGTTCCGATTGGTGTGCTATTTGGTATTCCAAGTGTTATTGGATTGGGATGTGTGGTCAATATTCCCAAGTTGGTAGAAGAAATTCGTGATTTACAAGCACAAGGAATCAAGACAGACGGATTAATCTTCGTCGATAAACGAGCTCATGTAGTGTTTGGGTATCATATAGATGAAGATACCCGCGATTCCAAGATTGGAACAACTCGTCAAGGTATTGGTCCCGCCTATCGTGATAAGTACTCCCGTCAAGGAACGCGTATCGGTGATTTGGACACAAGTTCCATAAAAGATTTTAGTGTCATTGATACTTATGAATTGTTCCACAACAAACACAACGATTGGCGTATTTTGTGTGAAGGCGCTCAAGGATTCCAGATTGATATTGATTGGGGTGATTACCCATATGTGACGAGTTCACATTGTACAGTCGGTTCGGCAATCTTGAATGGAATTTCCCCCCGCTGCCTTCGTCACATCTATGGAATTATGAAAGCATATGAAACCTACTCAGGTTTTAAGACCACATTCCAAGATGAAAATGACCCAGACCTTCAAAAAATTCAAGAAGCAGGTGGTGAATTCGGTGCTACTACTGGCCGGAAGCGGAAGGTTCGTTGGTTAGATTTAGATGGCGTTATTAAAGCCGCCAATATCAATGGTGTTACCGACTTAATTATCAATAAAGCAGATATTTTGGCTCAAGTCGGTGTATTCAAATATGTCTATGGTGGAGTAGTGTACGAAGTTCTAACATTAGACGAATTCAAAGCGCAAATTAATGATATTCTATATGAGTATACCGATGTAGAAGAAATTGTATGGTCAATGACCCCGAACGGAATTTGAGGTTTTTATGGTAAATGTTGGAGTGATAGGACTTGGTTATGTGGGAACAGCTGTTTTTAAGGGATTTGAAACAATTACTAAAGTTCGTACATACGATATAGCTAAAGAATGTACAGAACAATCTATTGGTGAGATAGCTAATAAATCACAAGTAGTATTCATCTGTGTTCCAACACCGATGAATCCAGATGGAACATGTAATACGAACATTGTAGAAACAGTTTTACAAGAAATATCAACTACAAACCAGTCAGAAAGTGCATCACCGATTTGTGTACTGAAATCAACTATCACTCCTGGTACAACAAAGAGACTTGCGAAACAGTTCCCAAATCTAACCATATGCTTTAACCCAGAATTTTTGACAGAAAAGAATTATATCAATGATTTCTTGTCACAAGTCAATGTTATTTTAGGATATGTCAATAACGCTAGAGAAGTTAGAGTTGTTAATGATTTGTACAGAGAACGATTCGGTGAAGCAAATATAATAATCATCAATTCTGATGAAGCCGAAATGGTTAAGTATGTTGCAAATACATTCCTTGCCACAAAGGTTGCCTATTTGAATGAAATTTGGCAAATCTGTCAAAAGACGGGAATCAATTATGACCATATGATTACCGTGTTGAACCAAGATGAACGGCTGGGAAGTACTCATTGGAACGTGCCTGGGCATGATGGAAAATTTGGGTTTGGCGGTACGTGTTTTCCAAAAGATATAAATGCCTTAATTCAATTTGGAAATACGAACGGACAAAACACCCCGTTATTAAATGCGGTGTGGGAGAAAAACCTCGAAATGCGTCCCGAAAGGGATTGGGAATTGGACAAAGGTAGGGCTGTAATATAAAGTATTTATATAGACCCCTTGACATTTTGGGTGACATACATTATATTTAGAATGTGGTTCACGGGTGGTTAGCTCAGTTGGTTAGAGCATCTCGTTTACACCGAGAGGGTCGGGGGTTCGAGTCCCTCACTACCCATGCGAGTGTCATATAACGGCTATTATCCTAGCCTTCCAAGCTAGAGACGCGGGTTCGACTCCCGCCACTCGCTCTTTGCTCTTGTGGTGGAATGGTATACACGGAAGTCTCAAAAACTTCTGCCCTAAAGGCTTGTGAGTTCGAGTCTCACCGGGAGCACTTGACAAATTTGAATTGGTTGTTTATGTTTATATTTATATTTCTATACGCCGCGTTCGTCTATCGGCTAGGACGCTAGACTTTCACTCTGGTAAGACGGGTTCGATTCCCGTACGCGGTATGAATATTCACGGAGTCAAATATGCCACATCCAAAAAAGTGCGGAAAGGGTCGTCGTAAGATTGGCTCAAAGAAGCGAAACAATCGTTGGAAAAATAGAAAGCGTAAGCATTAGTACTATCCGAGGCCTTTTCCCTACCTTTCACCTCGTTAACAGCCTTCGGGCGAATGGAAAGACTTTTAAAAATGATAGGGCGGGGCCAGTGTCGTTATGATTGGAGCGTTTTGACTAGTTTGGCATACGGATAAACTAGTAGGCGGTTGGGGAGACTTGACGGAGTTGTGTGTCCGCCTATATATTTGAATAAGTGAGCTGATACCTCATAACACATACCCCGTATTGCCCTCTCGTTCAATGGCAGGACGCCAGGCTTTGGACCTGGCTATCGTGGTTCGAATCCACGGGGGGCAACTTGAAGTAGGTTACATTAACACTTTATGGAGAGTACACCATGTACAAGTTCATTCTCGCAGTTGCAGTAATCAGTCTTTCAGCATGTGCAGCAAAGGAAGAAGTTCAAGGTGAAGTTGCAGCTGATTCAACAGTTGTAGCACCAGTTGTTGCAGATTCAACCAAGATTGATACCGATTCAATCAAGTCACCAGAAGTAAAGCCAGTAGTAGAAGGCGAAGCAGCTAAGTAATATTTCGGACTGTGGCTAATACCCACAGTCTCCTGCGGTTCTAGTGTAATAGATAGCACGGTAGGCGTCCAGCTTACAGGTCCGGTGCAACTCCGTGGAACCGCTCTTAAAGGGATTCTGTCTTTTCGATGGAATCCCTTTTCACCTAAAAGGAGGTTATTATGCATCCGAATGAACTAAATGTATTACAGAACACAGAATCTTTTATGGAAGAAGCAACAAAACTTGGGGAACGATACGTTGAAGCCCTAAAAGACCAGATTTCTCGTCAAAAAGAAAGAAAACAAAAGTAAACTGATATTTAAATAAGTCTACATTTTGGAGCGGTTATGCAGAAACCAACTAAGTATGTAAAAGCAACATTGACAAATAGTTGCGTCCCTGCGTGCCTCGCTATGGTTACGGGCAAAACACTCACAAGAGTAATCAAAGAAATTTACGAACATTGGGAAAACGAAGGTCGATATCAAGGAATTGAAGATAACATCGTTGACCAGTATCTTTCTAAAAATGGATACGCAATTCAGCGTATTAGTCACGAATACGAACCTAACAAGTTGTTAATTCCAAAATGGCCAGTCAAACCATTCGCTCCAATTCATATCGTAGATGTGTGGTCAACGAATCCGCCTGGAATGCACGCGGTGGTGATGTTAAAAGATGGAACAATTTATGACCCGTCTAATAAGCGTATCAAAGATATCTCAATGTATCAACGAGTGTTTGGAATCACTGGTGTTTGGAAAGTGACCGATAAGATTTTTGATGTAAAGTAAGGGCCTGTCATGGTTTCGACGGGATGTAGATGATTGAGCATTGTGCCCAGCTTGGTAAATCTGGTAAAACAGACCAAAAAATATTAACTGGCAACTATAACAGTCCAGCCCTCGCCCTCGCTGCGTAAGCAGTAGAGCCGAAGGACCGAATATCTGACCCACATAAGGGTGTTCGGACTTATCATGTGGTGTAGTATTAGTGAAGGGTGGTAACTAATATCAAATCTCACTACCCTATATCTAATTTGGGTTTGTTCTTTGACCAGAGTTAGATGAACATCAATAAAGAACTACGCACATAAAAACTCAGTAGGAAGCAGACTCGGACAGGGGTTCGACTCCCCTCAGGTCCACTAATAGTTACGAATCACAATTTTTTTGGAGAACCTATGTACAAAAAAATTTTAGGACAGATTCGTAAATTGTTTTTTAAAGAACAAAATTATGAAACATCACTTCGTCGGCAATGCATCCTTGAAGAATATAAGCTTATATTTGAACAAGTAAGAAATGCTAATGACTTGACAAAGCTGTTAGAATCACGTAAACTTATAAGAGACTTCCAACAAGGTGCAATAGATGTTAAGGAAGAATCGTGGACTCGACCATATCTGACGGACCTTCATCGGGTATGGACTATCAAGTATAGGTACTGGAAACGTAACAGAGGACGAGGTATATAATGCTAAAGAAAAAGGTTACGAAGTTTACTGGTGGTAAACTTAGAGCAAAGGAGCGCAAGACTCTGGTATGCCAAGAATGTGATGTGGTTACCGTCGAAGTGGCAAGTGATATCAAAGCTGTAACTTGTGCATATTGCGTTCAACGACAAGTCGCTCCTCCCGCTGGTATCAAGCCAAAGCCGGAAGGTGAGAAGTTTCCCCGTGGTTGGGCATTGAAGCAACGGTATGTTCACACAGATGGTAGAGTATTTATTAAGGGGAAGGACACTGGTGAAATTGAAACACCAGAAGCTCCAAAACCAAAGAAGGAAAGAAAGATTACTGTAAAGAAAACAGCAAAGAAAAAAACTCCAAAGCGGAGAAAGTAAATGCTCCAATTACCACCAAATAAGCCATTCCAAGTTATACAAAAATTTCTTCAAGATAACGAAGCATTAGTATACTGGTATATGACATTGAGTATTTCAAAGTCTATTAAGGAAAATACCGATAAGACTGAATTATTTTCGTTCGGTGGTAGTAGTGAAAATATCGCAGTGGTCAAGAAAAGTGATTACGAACAAGTATTGTCTGATGCAATAAAGCATTTTAGTGACGCAGAAGAATATGAACATGCTGCGTTCGCACGAGATTTGTTAAACAAGTGGAAGATTGAACAAGTAATAAACGAAAAACCAACGGAGTAGTTATGGGATTTGAATCTGCGCGATGCGTAGTTCTTAATGCCACATACGAACCGATTACAATTGTCTCATCCAAACGGGCACTCGTACTTTACCTTGAAGGTAAAGCTATGATTGTCGAAGAACATCCAGAGTTGGTGGTGCGGTCACCGAGTCAGACGTTCCCTGTTCCGATTAGCATTGTGCTAAAGGAATTTGTAAAGGGTCGTATGGTATTTCGGACTAAAGCACTACTGACACAACGAAATCTATTTATTCGTGACCAGTATACTTGTCAGTACTGCGGTCGCAACAAACAACAAATTAAGCATTCTGAATTCCTTACACGGGACCACGTGGTACCTCGTCACATAGGTGGTCGGGACATTTGGGAAAATGTGGTCACCTGCTGTAATTCGTGTAATAACAAGAAGGCGTATCATCTATTAGAAGATATTAATATGACCCTCTTGAAAATTCCGACAGCACCTACTATATTTGAATTGTGGACTAGGCAACAGAAAAAACACTATCACTAAACAAGGATAAACACAATGGTTACGGAAGAGCAACTTAAAGAACGGTACGAGAAGTTTCTAGAGTTTGTTAAAGCTGACGAACGTTCTGAGCAACTTCTCGCAATGTACGAAGATTTCAGTACGGAGTTGACCACCGCTCCGGCTGCAGGTAAGACCTATTTTCATAATGCGTTTCCCGGCGGATATCTTGACCACGTGGTTCGGGTGACGGAAACAGCACTCCAGCTGGCGTCGGTATATAAGAAGATTGGCGGTGATATAGACTTCACCAAGCAAGAGCTGGTGTTTGCTGCACTTCATCACGATTTGGGTAAGCTAGGTAATCCAGTTGAAGGGCCATATTATGTTGACCAAGATTCGGATTGGCACCGTAAGCGTGGTGAGATGTATAAGCAGAACGAGAACATTCAATATATGAAGGTTCCCGACCGCGCCCTCTATCTTCTTCAACACTACGATATCAAGATTACACAGAAGGAATGGATTGGTATCAAGTTGTCCGATGGTATTTATGATGAAGGAGCAAAGTCGTATCTGATTAATTACGCTCCATATGCGATGAAAACCAACCTTCCTCGTATTATTCACTGGGCTGACCATATGTCCAGTCAATCAGAAAACGATAATTCACGATTTTAATATTGTTTAATATAACCGTTCAAAATCACTTGGACGGTTATATTTATATTAGACCTGCGCACAGTGCGAGGTCATACCAACGTGACGCTCAATGGTGAGGTCACATAATATAGGAGGTCATTTTATGACTCATTTAGTATTTCGCCCATTCGGGTCAACGGTTTTGAACAGTCGGGACAATTTCATCAGTACCTTTGATAAGATGTTTGATGAAATTACCCGAAGAGATTTCCCAGAACTCTTTCAACATTTTGGGGCAGAGCCTTTTGGAAAGTCAGCCTATCCAAAGGTCAATGTAATTTCAAATGACGAGTCTGTAACAATTGAAGCAGAACTCGCTGGTTACAAGAAGGATGACATTGATATTGAGGTCAAGGAAGGTGTCTTGACTATTTCAGGTGGCGCATCTCAATTGAACGAGCAAACTGATAAATCCGTTTATCTGCTTCGTGAACTTAAGCGTAGTTCGTTCAGTCGTTCATTTAAGCTCGGTGACCAATTGGATGCCTCAGCAGTCGGAGCAAAATTCGATAACGGGTTATTAACGGTTACTATCCAAAAATTGACAAAGGAACCAGAAAGTACAAAGGTTACAATCAAGTAATTCACACTTTAACCAACAGGAGGTTCGTATGTGCTGTTGCGTAGAATGTAAGTGTAGTTGCTGTACTAACCACATAACCGATTAACGGGAGGTGATCCACATCGGTTATGTCTGGTGAAAACCTTTAAGATTGAGGAGATAAACTAGAAATATAACGGGCCGGACTGGTTCTTACTGGTTCGGCCTGTTTTCTTTTGGAGAATATATGAGTAAAATTTTTAATTTCAAAACACTAGTGTCATTTACAGCGTTAACAATTGCAGCAACAGCTGCACTGTTTTCTGTAACAGGTATTGGCACGTTGTTTGCAGGAGCAGCCACTGCAGCGATGGTAATGGCTGGTGCTTTGGAATTAGGTAAGTTGGTGGGTATTTCGTTCTTATATCGTTATTGGAGTGAAATACCAAAAGTACTAAAAAGTTATATGTTGGTGGCAAGCGTTGTGCTTATCGGTATTACATCAGCGGGTATCTATGGATATCTATCGTCTGCATATGCAAAGGTTGCAGCTGACCCATTAAAGATGAACGCAGAAGTGCAAATATTAAATTCACAAGCACAAACACTTGATGAAGAAATACAACGAAAGACGCAACGATTAGACCAAATCATATCACTTCGTGGTCAACAAGAAAATCGTATTGATAATCTTATTAGTAAAAGTACCACGGGTTCTAATACATCTATTCGGTCAGCACAAAATAGTTTAACAGAATTGAATAGAACTGCAAACACATTACAAAAAGAAATCAATCAAGCGTCGGCACAACGTGATAGTTTGAAAGCAAAGAGTTTGACCACAGATGTTGCAATCACAACAAACTCAGATATTGGAACCTTCGTTTATATTTCTCGTGCAATTGGTGTTCCGTTAGACACGGTGGTTAAGTGGTTCATATTAGTTATCGTACTGGTGTTTGACCCTCTTTCTATCTGCTTAGTACTGGCATATAACTTTTTACAAAAGAGAGAACAAAAAGAGCAAGAACCAAAACCGCTGAAACTATATGGTGACACTATAAACACCCCAGAACCACAAATAATTGAAGTTCCTGTAATAAAAGAAGTCCAAGTACCCGCTAAGGACACGTTAAGTCAATATTTAGACTTAAATGGAAATGGTATTCCTGATTGGATGGAACCTGGATTTAATTGGGACAATACTGAGCTATGGATAAATAATCCAGTAGCAAGACTCTATAAATCGCAGATAATAGATAAAAGATAATTAATAAATTAGTACTTGACAAAAGCCCCAATTTGGTGTATATTTAGTATACTACTTAATTGGGGGTTTTTGTGCCTATCAACATTGGTTACTGTTGCATCAACAATACACTAAATGAGAAGGGTATTACCACGGGACGTGCCATGCGTAAGGCCACGTTCGAGGCTAAGGGCATTAAATACGCTTCTGAACTTGCACTTGCAAATACCAAAGACCTCCTTGAAATCCTTATGTGGAATGCCGATAATGGTGTCAAAGTGTTTCGTATGGGGTCTGGTATCTTTCCGTGGGGTACCGAATACAAGTCCACAAGTCTTCCAGACTTCTTTGAGATTGCCAGTACCTTACGACTCTGCGGTAACTTCGCAAAGCATACGGGCCAACGTATTACCGCTCACCCTGACCACTTTGTAAAGTTGGGGTCAACAAATCCTAAAGCTGTAGAGAATTCTATCAAAGACTTGGAACTACATTCCGAAGTATTTGACCTTATGGGGCTTGATACAACTCCCTACAACGCAATCAATATTCATGTGGGTATGAACTTCTCCGAAGAAACTGCTCAACGATGGATTGACAATTTCCGCAGGTTGTCACCGAATCTACAAGCTCGTATGGTGGTCGAGAACGATGACAAAGAAAACTCATTCTCTGTCGTTCAACTGTTTACATACCTACACACAGAGTTGGGTATTCCACTTACCTTCGACTATTTCCATCATCAGTTTCACCCCGATGGATTGACCACCCAAGAAGCAGCAGAACTTGCCGCCGGCACTTGGCCGGAAGGTATCACACCACTTTTCCATTATAGTGAGAGTAAAAATATCAATGAAAATGTTACAGGCAATCCTCGGGCTCATGCTGATTATGTCTTTTCTCGTATTGACGATTTTGGACTCACGTTGGATGTTGACCTCGAAGCAAAAGCTAAAGAACTAGCACTATTCAAATATCGGGAGTTAGTATGAATACACTACTTGACATTTTACGGGGAACGATATATGTTATTGTATCACTTATAATAATCGCTGTATTGGGGGTTATCTATTTGGGATTTGTGACTTTTGTTCTATTTCAAGAACTTTTCAAGTACCTTAAAGAAAAACTACAATGACACCGCTCATTTCTTTTGCTATTACAACACATAACGAAGGTGAATACATTCGTGAACTCATTGATCAGCTTGTTCCACACTGTGAGCAAACCGGCGATGAAATTGTTGTCGTGGACGATAATTCTACCGACCCGTTCACCACAAGTATGTTATATGACTATGAGAACGCAGATTTAATCCAACTGTATAGTCACGAACTTAATCACAACTTCGGTGAACACAAGAATTTCTTGAACAGTAAGTGTAACGGAGAATACATTTTCCAAGTTGATGCGGACGAAAAGTTTCATAGTAATCTTCTCAACTATATGCATGATATTGTAGATAACAATAAGCATGTAGATTTGTTTATGATTCCTCGCGTGAATATTGTGGGTGGATTAACTGATGAGGATATTCGTCGTTGGGGATGGAGAATCAATGAAAAAGGTTGGGTAATGTTCCCAGACTATCAGACTCGTTTATATAAGAATGCTGAACATATTAAGTGGCAAGGAACAGTACACGAACGCATTGTAGGATATAACACCACAGCTTCATTACCAGCAGAAGAAGAATGGAGTCTGTATCACATCAAGGATATTGACCGTCAACGCAAACAAAACGACTATTATGACACAATTACACGGTAAACAAGCACTCACCTACGACGATATTCAACTTATCCCTGCATATTCGGATATTGAATCTCGTCAGAATATTGACCTATCTACACAACTGACTACTAATTATAGAATTAGGGTTCCACTTGTTGCATCTCCAATGGACACAGTATGTGATAGTGAAATGGCAATCGCAATGGCAGCACTTGGTGGAATCGGATGTATTCATCGTTTTTATACAATTGAAGAAGAAGCCGAACAAGTACTTAGAGTTACCAATAATGTAAAGAACAAGGATTGGTTTACACCGCATGTGATGGCAGCAGTCGGTGCTAATGGCGATTACTTAGAACGAGCACAAGAGTTAGTTAAGAACGGAGCCAATATTATTTTGATTGATGTTGCACACGGGTACCATAAGTTTGTAGTAGATGCAATTCGTACTATGAAGAACACCCTTCCTTCACATATTGATATTGTTGCAGGAAATGTTGCAACTGGTGATGCGGCTCTTAGGTTACAAGAAGAAGGAGCTGATGCAATTCGTGTTGGGATTGGTGGTGGGTCACTTTGTACTACCCGTATCAAAACGGGATTTGGTGTTCCAAATGTGACATCGTTGATTAATTGTTCACATGCAGTCCAAGTTCCGATTATCGCATGTGGTGGTATTCGGAATGGTGGTGACATTGCGAAGGCACTGGGAGTTGGAGCAAATTCCGTTATCCTCGGTTCACTTATCGCAGGAACGAAGGAAGCTCCAGGCCCGATGATTGAGAAGGCAAATGGGTTGTATAAGCGGTATCGTGGTGCGGCATCGTTGGAAACAAAGAGTATCCACGGTCAAGCAACACGGAATGTTGAAGGTGAATCAACTATCGTACCATTTAAGGGTAAGGTGAAGTTTGTGGTGGATGGACTTCTTGACGGATTGCGTTCTGCATTATCTTATGCTGGTGCAAACAATCTTCGGGAGTATTTTCCAGAATATGTGGTGGTGACTAATGCCGGTGTTCGTGAGGCACAACCACATTTACTCTAATAGGAGGATATATGAAGTACCTTTCTATTCTTACGGTAGCATTAATGGTTTTGTTAGCAGGGACAATTAAGAAGGTCCATATACCAGATGGCATCGTGCGGTCAGAACCAACAGAATTGGAAAAGTTCCTTGACCATATGGCGCAAAGGGAGAGCGACAATACTCCGCATGTAGTTAATCGGTTTGGTATGATGGGAAAGTATCAATTTGACCCACGCACGGTTAAGGTGCTGGGGTTCAATATATCAAAGAATCAATTCCTACGCAATCCTGAATTACAGGACAGCGTGATGGTGAAGTATATGAGAGAGAATAACTCTCTACTGGACCGTATTATCGAAAATTACGAAGGTAAAAAGTTTAAGGGAGTTCGTATTACCCGTTCTGGTGTTCTCGCCGCCGCTCATTTGGCTGGTGCGGGGAATGTGAAGAAGTATTTTGTGAACGGAGATATGCATGGTCGAACGGATGCAAACGGAACCTCAATTCGTGATTATTTAGAGGAATTCAACAAGTATAAATTACGGGAAAATTTCTAATGTTAATATTTTTGGTTGCACTCTTGACAATTCTAGTTGCGGTGTTATCTTTCGCAACATATAACCTGTTAAGAAAGAACGAAGAATTAGAAGATGTCATCAATCAGTTTTATGGTCGAACAAATGCGACTGTAAGACTGATGAGGCATTTTGATGACCGTCAAATCTTTGAACAAGATGACGAAGTAGGAAATGTTTTTAAACAATTGGTAGAATGTGTAGATTTATTATACGCATTCGTTACGGAGACACGTAATGGCGACAACAACCCCAGCGAGGAAGAAGAACGATAAGGTCTATTTCACAGAAGAAACTGAAAAGGCAATAATCGCATACAATAAATCTGACGATTTAGATGTAAGAGAACAATTATTTAGAAGTAAAATACAAGGACCGCTTGATAAGCTAGCAGAGAATGTTATCAATCGGTTCAAATTTCCATATATGGAGGGTACCTTCGATGAAATCAAAGCGCAGGTAGTCTCCTTTCTGGTTATCAATCTTCATAAATTTACTGAAGATAAAGGTAAAGCATTCTCCTACTTTAGTGTCATAGCTAAAAATTATTTGATTTTACACAATAATAACTCCTATAAAGAAGAAAAACGAGTACTGTACTTCTCAGACCAAACGGAAGATTCATTTAGTTTGGAAGAAATGCTTGTCGTAGAGCCGGAAACACGGGATTCTACGGTAGACATGAAGGAATTCCTAAAACTGTTGGTAGAATACTGGGAATTCAATCTTGACCGCTTTTTTAAGAAGAAGCGAGACAAGGAAATTGCGGCGGCAATAGTAAAACTTATAGAACGCATTGATAATATTGATAATTTTAACAAAAAAGCCCTATACCTTATGGTACGGGAAATGACTAACTATAAGACTGCCCATATCACTAAGGTCATCAACAAGATGCGACCCCAGATTTTGAAGATGCTTGGTGAGTTTAGACGCAACGGACATCTTTCGGACCCAACCACATATTTCTCGTATAAAAAATAAATCCTATCTATTTATAATATAGGAATTTAGGGGGTCTTTATGGATATTAATTCGGAACTGTATGATGGAAAAAGTCTAGCCGACATTTTTACTGAAATACACAAAAATACTGATAGTAAACGGGCACAAATCAACTCGTTTATTATGAAAATGGTCCAACTCATTCGTACTCCAGAAGATGCGGCTGTGATTGGACCGATTGTGCAGGGATTTTTGGAAGTCAATGTCAAAAATGATGAACATTTAGTACGTGTTGCTCAAATCGCACAAAGAATTGTGTCGGTCGGGGTCAAATCTAATGCCTCATTAGAAGGATTGTTGTCGGAATCGGAAAAAGAAGCATTACTTAAGGATATAACTACAGAAATCCAAGACCTTCAAGAAGATGTGAAGGACTTGGATGATGTTTTTGCGGAGAAGTAAGTGTCATCATTTGGACCGACCGCATATAACATAGATATCAACCAACTGGGAGCATCGCAGTTCCCGCGGTTTGCTGTAACACAACCCACTCCATATCAAGACGGATTGGTTGAAGATGTTATTTTAAACGAATTACATCCTCAATATGCAGTAGATGGAAGTAATGTGGGAATGATACAAGTAAGGTTCATTCCAGGTGACCGTGATGTTCCAAAAGATAAGTTAAATTGGGTAGCACCAATAGACTCTAGTATACGAGAATACCCACTAAAAAATGAATTAGTGTTGGTATTTTATTCTTTAGGGCGATTGTTCTACACACGTAGAATCAACTCTACCAATAAAGTTACGGAAAGTTCGTGGCCGGGGTTGAGTGACAGATTTTCTCCACAAGTACAATCGGTAGATAGAAGTGACGCTGCTCAAATTGCCGCTCAAGGAGGGACTCCATATCGTCCGTGGGGAATGAAACAACAATTCAGTTTAGGTGATGAATTCAGTGAGAACCCTTCAGTTCGTATGATTCGTCCAAATGAAGGGGACTTAATTATAAACGGAAGATTTGGAAACACCATTCGTTTTGGTTCTAGCTTGTTCAGTAACCCAAATACCCCAGCACCACAAGCAAACCTAATATTTTCGGTTGGTCAAAGTCCAGATAAAGTTACATCTATTGATATTAATAACGATGGTACTAACGAAACTGTTGCTGGAGGTCCATACGGATTAACCTACGAAGATATTAATAAAGACAAAAGTAGTATTTGGATGCTAGTAGACGAAAAAGTAGTACTAGATCCAGCTACCAAATCTAGTATAGCTCATTTACGGTCAACAGAATCATCTGATTCTACAAAGTATACTGGGGCACAAATATTCTTGAATTCAGATAGAGTTATTTTAAACAGTAAAGTAAATGAAATATCTCTGTTTGCGAAAAAGGAAATAAATCTAAGTGCAGTAGAATCGATTACCATAGATTCTGGTAAATCTGTGTTTATTACGGCGGAAAGAGACATCGAGATATCAACCCCCAGAGATTTAATATTTTCGGGTCGTTCTATTAATATAAATGTAACAAACGATATTTCCCAGGGAACCTCAGGAAACTACACAATATCGGGTAAAAAGATATTTATAGGGGCGTCACCAAACGATACAACACAACCAATGGTGTTGGGCGGTGAGTTGGCAACGTGGTTGACTGATTTGGTTCGAGTATTATCAACCGCTACAGTATTAACATCGACCGGACCAGCGTTCTTTAATCCAACGGTTACCGCAAAATTGTTTGATTTGTTAGCAAAACTTGGTGTACCTGGAATACCACAATCGGCTATATTCAATAGTACTAGTAATTTTACTTCTAAAACTAACGACTGATTATGGCAATACCAAGTAATTTATTACCCATAAATAATCCGATTAGAGCAGAGGTAGAGGAACTTCCAACAATAACATTACCGACCGCTAGTGTTACCAGAATACCAAGTAATTTATTACCGATTAACACAAGTGATATATCTGGGTCGTTTCAATCTTTAACTGGAAATATACCGACAGTTAATGCACCAGAAATACCACAGTTTCCAATACTAAACACGGTTATACCAGACAGACTTTTTACAACGGGAAGTGTTGACCAAATTAGAGCACGAACGTTAAATGCAGCAAAAACATATACTAGTGGATTACCAGCGTTACCAGCAATTCCAGCAGTACCAACATTAATAGTTCCTAAACCAAGAATACCATCATATGGTCAAATTAAGAACTATATCAAGACTAAAATAGATAGAATTAAACAACAACGACAACAAGCATCTGTTAAGGCATTGGATGCAGAACTTAAGAAACAAGAAAACCCGTTCAAGTATCGACAATCGTTAAAAAATCAAGCAACAAAAAATACGGTTCTTGGACGATTCAATAACCAGTAGAGGGTAATAATATGGATAAAGCATTATTCAGAGCATACGTCAAGGAATTGGTCAAGGAACAAATTGAAGAGTCAGTAGAAAAAGCAGTAAAGAAGATTCTTCCAGAAGTTCTTGGAGAAGCTATTGCGGAAATTAAAAGTGTACAGCAACCAATGAAGGTTAATGAAGCAACAGCAGCTAAACCAAAACTTTCTCGTAGTCAACTCGCAGCAATGATGGGATTAGAACGCCACGGTGACACCATTACTGCCACATCAAAGAATGTCGGTCCAGTAATGTCAGCTCCACCAGGTGTAAGTGAAGATAATCCTACGTTACAAGCTATCAATAGAGATTATTCAGCTCTAATGAAAGCAATGAAGTTGACCTAATTGGAGATATAAATGGCTCAGAAGTTTATTGGTGTCGTATTACCAATTCGTTTGGGACAAACAGGAATGTTTGACCAATCTACCACGGTAATCCAACAAGTTCGTTCTAACTTTAAGAATTTAATTCTTACAAAGAAAAAAGAACGTGTTGGACAACCTGATTTAGGATGCGATTTGTGGAAAATATTGTTTGAGCCATTAACAGAAGAAACTCTAGAAAACGCCCGATTAGCAGTAGCTGAAGCTGTAGACCGTTGGTTACCGTTCATCGAATTAACTGATTTTCAAATCACTAAAACGGATGATAATAATATCATTGATATAAAATGTTTATATAGATTCAGAAATAACCCAAATGTAACCGACCAAATAACAGTAGCAGCTCGACAATTTGGAGTACCAACAGTAGGGTTTATAGAAGTGCCAGAAAATGCGGAACCCACACAGGAAGAAATTACAGCGCTTCAAAACGCTCGTCGTATCAGAAGACTTAATTAATTTGGAGTTTTAAATGGCAACGAACCAATCAGTAACTATACAACCAAGACCAAATGTCAAGCAAATTAATTATGTCTCAAAGACGTTCACGGACTTTAGACAAAATTTAATAGAATTTGCGAAAGCATATTACCCAAACACATACTCAGATTTTAATGAAACCTCGCCTGGTATGATGTTTATTGAAATGGCATCCTACATTGGTGATGTCCTTTCGTTTTATATTGATAATCAGTTTAAAGAAAACTTATTAGCATATGCAGAACAACAAGAAAATGTTATTTCTATTTCACAATTTCTTGGGTATAAACCAAAATTAATTTCACCATCTACTACAACAGCAACTATATATCAACTAGCTCCAGCTATACTTGAAAACGGTGTATATGTTACTGACCCAAAATACTTGATTAAAGTAGCAAAGGGGAGTACATTCGTTACAACTGGACAAACATCAGTTCAATTTAGACTGACCGAAGATATAGATTTCTCTGATATTACAGCTGAAAATTATATTGTTAATACGTTCTCTGGCGGTAACCCATCAACATTCATAGTTAGTAAGCCAGCTCGATTGGTGTCCGCAGAAGAAAGAATCACAACATTTACATTTGGAAGTCCACAACGATTCACCTCAGTATTAATGCCAGATGAATCCGTAATTGGTATTGAAAGTGTTGTTGATTCTAACGGTAACACTTGGTATGAAGTGGATTATCTAGCACAAGATGTTATTATGGATGAATTGGACGTAACCAGTAACGGTGAAACTGGAATTTTACCATCGTCTAAATTACGACTTCGTAAAGTTCCTCGTAGATTTGTAACCAGAATCAACAGAGACAACAGAATGGAATTAGTGTTCGGTTCTGGAACAGATAACGAAGCAGAAGTCAATACAACATTAGATTCTAGACAAGTAGCAAACTCTCAATACGGTAATACCATAGAAACCGCACTGGGTAATGTGGCTATCAATAACGTAAACTTTCTTAACAGTAACGCATACGGCATTTCACCAGCAAACGTCACACTAACTGTAACCTATTTGGTTGGCGGTGGAGTAAATACAAACACACCATCTAATACCATCAATAGAGTAGCTAGTGTAATTACATCAAACGACACTACCGATTATACAGCTGGAGAGCTTACCGCTTTCAATGCAGCCGTACAAAGTATAACCATCAACAATGATTTACCAGCAACAGGCGGTGGTACAGGAGAATCAATCGATGAAATTCGTGAAAATGCACTAGCATTTTTCAACGCACAAAATCGTGTAGTGACGGTAGAAGACTACGCCGTTCGCTCCTACGCACTACCAGCAAAATTTGGTCGTGTAGCAAAAACTTTTGCTGTACGAGATGAGCAAATTAACAGAATACTGGCTTCTAGAAATGACCGAGTGTATGTAGATAATCCAGTTCGTCCTAACGTAATTAATTTATATACACTAGGATATGACACCAACGGAAATCTGTCCACACTAAATACATTAGTCAAGGAAAATCTAGCACGATATCTTGAACAATTTAGAATGTTAACAGATGATGTTAATATTCTCGATGCATTTATCATCAACATCGGAGTACAATTTGACATCTCTGTATTGAGAAACTACAATGTTAATGATGTGTTAGCAAGAAGTATCGGTACTGTACAAGATTTCTTTGACACCAGTAAATGGAATATCAACCAACCAATTGTATTGGCAGATTTGTCATATAATATTGGATTGGTAGAAGGGGTTCAAACAGTAAAGAATGTACGTATCTTTAATAAGTACCAATATAGAGATGGTACTGGGTATCAAAATTATAGATATGATATCGATGAAGCAACAATTAATGGGGTTATCTATCCAAGTCTCGACCCAAGTATCTTTGAGTTGAAATATCCAACAACTGATATTATAGGAAACGCTACCCAATGAGAACCATACTAACCGCCAGTAAAGATACCACGTTGTATCAGGCGTATCTTAACAACAATGCTGGACTAGACGAAGTACTTGAAATTGGTAAAGTTATCGATGTATCGGTACCAACCAGTTCAACTGCATATGCAACTGGGTCCGCACGCTCTTTAATTTACTTTGAACTACCAACAACGGCTAGTGTACCAGCCACCGCTAGTTATTTTTTAAACTTAAAGCTAGCAAATGCAGATAACGTAAAAAGAAATCAAGAAATCCTTATCTATCAAGTATCTCGTTCGTGGGATGAAGGTAGTGGATATTTTTATCAAAATATAAAAAACGTAGAAGATGGGGCATCGTGGGCAAGATGCACATCTGCGGTATCTTGGAGTAGTGCTGGTGGTGATTTCTTAACGGGGTCAACCAGTCAAAGTATCGTTCTATCATCATATCCACTTCAAGATATTCGTGTAGACGTAACAAATATCTTACGACCATTTGTCAGTCAATCTATACAAAATACTTTCTATGGATTGGCATTACGTTTTCCAATTGCCGATGAACAAGACTCCACAAACAAGGGAGTCATTAAAGTATTTTCTACACAAACACATACAATTTATCAACCAACTCTTGAAATTATATGGGATACGCAAACAGTAGTCACTGGAAGTTTATTACCAATTTCAACACTAAACGTAAAAGTTGTTGCATCTAATTTACGGGAAACATACACAAAGGGTGATGTAGACAAAGTAACTTTGGTAGTCCGTGACCAATATCCATTAAAGTCATTTGATTCTGTATTACGGTACAAAAACAAGTATTATTTACCTACCTCGTCATACTTTTCTATTGTTGACGCACAAAGTAACACAACTGTTATACCGTTTGATAACTATAGTAAAGTAAATACGGATACAAGCGGGTCATATGTAATTTTAGATACATCACCACTATATCCAGGCAGATTCTATACATTAAAGTTAAAAGTTGTAAACGGTGATTATTCTAGAGTAATCGACACCGACACTCTATTTAAAGTTGAATAGTTTATGGCAACAACATTCTTATCAAGTAGTACCAATCCAGATAGTGAAAATATTATCAATAAAGAACAAATTGATATTTCGTTAACTTTATTTGATGTGTCAGCATCTGGACAAAGTGCATCAATTCATACCAATTATTCGGCAACCGTACAAATCGTAACGTTACCCGAAGAAGGGTTGATGGACCGCAGTGTATATTATACTCCAATTTACAAAGAAAAGTTGGATTATAACGTATGGCTAACCAGAATTAATAAAAACTTTGAAGAGTTAGACTAATGGCAGAACAACAAAATTATCAAAGTAACATACAAGAACTATCAGATTCGTATACCAAATATACTGTATCTCGTATTATAGCAAATAAAAAAGATGATTTGCTTGATATGGAGGTTCCATCCGATTTTTCTGAAGCACTGCTTCAAAATAATGTTGAAGTTAACCTATACAGTTTAGCAGACAATTCATTAGTATTCTCTGATGTTGTGCGAAACGTTAGTGGGTCAATATTCACAGAAACATTACAATATAATGATAACAGTTTACGTAAGTTGTTATATATTGATTTTGCTAAAGTACCAAATTTAAATTTACCGTCTGGTGAATATTCGGTTACTCTAAACTTTTTTGCAGATGAACTTGGTGCATATGACGATAGAATCCTAAAAGTCAATAGAATATCAACATCACGTACCGAAGTCGAACTAAAATTAACAGATGTGGCACAGCAATCAGTATTAGAACAATTTGCTACACCATTAATACCGGCAGAATTTATAAAACCAATATTACGTCAAATTTTTAATCAAGAAGGGTCAGACGAATTAGTATTACCAACCAGCCCAGTAAAAATTAATAGTGCATCGCTCTATCAAAACTTTGCAAGTGGGTCTGGTGAAAAACTTATTCAATATAATTTTGACGATGATGATGGAAGTCGTATTGGTATTAATACTATTATGCAAAACGTACTTGATGATGCATATCCGATTGCATTACAAACTGTAGAAGATATGGTGTTGTTATCGGGTAGTACCAGTTTCACCGAAACAGAATTGTCTGAGTATGTTGTCAACGCAATTGATATCGCGTATGATGCTGCATTAGATGATGAAGCACAAAATCCACAAAATTATCGGTTTGATTTAATATGAGTACTTACAATATTCGTGAAAAATTTTCATATGCATTAGCTACAAGTAGTATTGAATATATAAGAAATTATAACTTTAATACAGCTACCGTTACGGATATTCCGTTGGCTATGTCAAATAGTGATATAGAAATACCAATCACAGTTAACATAACAACCACAGTACCGTGGATACAAATTGTTAATCCTACTACTGGCGCTAATTTAAAATTTCCAAGTGGTAATGTTGTATTAGGACCAACAAGTAGTAGTGTAGTTTTGGTAAAAATAGATTTACCGCCAGAGATAGAAAATGTACCATCTTCATCGATATATCCAGACATAAGTTTAGATATTAAGTCTGGTAGTTTTCCTATAATATCCCCTCCCGCAACAACTGGCAGTCAAGCAAACAATAAAAATAGTATAACAGTACCACAAAGTACTTATACAATAGACCAAGGAGAACGCGTACAGATTGATATCACTGTATACGATGTTGAAGGTAAGCCAGATAAGGATGCATCAAATGTAGTTTGGAAGTCAAATAATGTAAGTATTGTTCAAGTAGAAGAACCAGAAAATACTCAAGTTGATTATAATCCATATACTCCACGAATTATACGGGGCATATCTGCCGGAGAAACAACGGTTACTATTACCGCAGGACCAGAACGACAAACGAGTATAACGTTTATTGTACGAGGCACTTCATCATCAGCTGGTCCACAACAACCTGGTGATGAACAAGGTCAACCCAGAACTCCTACAGTGGTCGAGTAATATAACATGAGCCATAGAATATTTGTTAATACACAAAACTCAACATATAAATCCGTAGTACAAAACTCTAAAGGATATCAATTTGGACTAGGTGTACCTACGGAGTTGAGTGATGATGAGCGTATTAGTTTACAACAACAAGCATACGAAATATATTTTAGTGCGGATGACTTACGGGATAAGAAGCGTAAAATACAAATAATCTTTGATAGTTTTACTGACCCAAAGTTTTTTGGTGACGGTGCGGTTAAAATTGACAAAGTAGAAAAATATTTAACTGATTTACGATTAGAAGCTGAACGAGTACAAAGAGAAAGTAACGCAGCGGTAAATGCAGCAGGTGCGTTGGGCACAACCGCTGCTGTAGCTGCTGCCGGTGGTGCGGTGGCTGCTGGAACATTTACGGGATTAGCAACCGCAGGATTATTAACAGCATTTGGTGGAACAGTAACCGCAGGTGCAATTGGTGGAGCAGTTGTTGCGGGTGCAAGTGCAATATTATTACCAGCAGCCGCAGTACTCAGTCCAGTTATTGCAATAACCAATGCAATTAAATCAACTAGACAAGCCGGAAGAGAAGATAACGCCGCTCCTTGGAAAATGACCCGTGCGGATTTCCCTAATATTACCGCACAAGCAATTCAAAACTCATCTACTCGTCGGTCAATTGAACGATTATATGATGACCGAGGAGGAATTAAAACATTTGATGTTAGTACCCAAGAAGCTATTGCACTACTTATTCGTGAAAGTTTGGCTGATGCACTCTTCTGTACATCAACCCCAAATGGTACGGGTATAACATCACCAGAACATCCTGGTCCTGGTGGAAATGGTAATGCAGAAAAGTGGGTAAATAAAGATGCATTAAAGCGCCACTTCCCATTTACACAAGTAACAACAGGTAACGATAGATTAGAACAAACTTATGTTAATGGTTTAATATATCTTAAATCATATATTGATTTAATTGATAACATTTTAAATTTACAACAACAATCATTATCTCGTTCACCAGATGTAGAACAAGCATTAATTAACATTCCACTTAGTATTAGTTTATCTACTGCGAATGTTCGATTATTTGATGCTCTCTCCGCCACAGCTCGTCAAGTGGTTCGTGAAAAAGTACTGACATTTTTTGATGAAAATAGAGAATATAAGACATTACTTAACTTCGGTAATGACAGACAATATGTTGCCGAAGCATGGCGTATTGCACCTAGAGACACTGGGTCAGTACAATTAAAGCTTACCAGACCTCTTGATACAGATATTACCGTAGACACACCTGCATTTATCAGTAGAGAAATTGCAGAAACTGTAGTTGATATTGTCAATTTTGAACTTGGACCATTACGAGACACTACCCCATACTTACGTCCATATAATATCGACTCAAGAAATTATATAGATGGTAAGATGTTCGCAACTAATACTACGTTGACTAGTCTTGGATTGGCAACGGGGTCAGAAGGCGCAATAATCAATGGCACGACAATTTCATTTGATGATACAGTATTTCGTCGTTGGTTTACTGGCGATTTTAAGTCATCTGAACTTAATGTTGATTTTACTGACTACAATAACTTTGTTCACTTCGGTTCCGCTTATAAGAGACTCCAAGCGTTCAATGAAAAACTTATAAAAATTGACGAATTAACATCGGCAAGTATTTCATCTAGTGTATCAAGTAGTACTATATCATTGAAGTTTAAGGCACGGGAAAAAGAAAATGTTATCAGAAACTTTGACCCGTACGAACAATTCTTATATTATGCAACCGGTTCACTACCATATTCGGCAAGTGCGTTTTATGTAAATGGTGAAGTGGAATACAATGCCACTGGTTCGTGGCCAAAACAATCAGATGGCACGCCATACAGTCCATATAGTACAGTAGCCATTAATTGGTTAACTGCACAATCTGCGATTGCTCAACGCTATGATTCAAATAATCCAAATTATTTAATACTTAACTTACCACGATACATTCAAGAAGATACGGATTCTACGGATTTCTTAACTTTATTTGAAATGGTTGGTCACTTGGTAGACAATATCAAGGTATATATTGACCAATTCCCAAATGTATACTCAACTAACATTAATCCATTAGAAGATTTGTCGATGGACCAAGTATACGAAGTTGCACAATCATTTGGATTAAAACTTCCAAACGTATATGCACTTGAAAATCTGCAAACATTTAATGCACAATTCTCTGGTGAAAGTGGGTCGCGCTCGTATGTAGCAGAAACATGGAAGCGATTCCTTCACAGTATGGTATACTTTAACAAAACAAAGGGGTCACGTACTTCATTCGATGCATTGTTAAATACCTACGGTATCAATTCACCAGTATTACAAATCAAGGAAACAACCAGTCCATCGGCTGGAAATTATATCCGTTCCGACGAATTAACATATGGATTACGATTCACTGGGTCAGTTGATAACTTTATCACCGTTCCGTTTGTATCGTCATCGTTGACGGCATCAAGTGTTCAACTATCATTCAATCCGGTACTTCGTCGTAGTTCGTCGTTAATTACGGCAACCAATTGGGCAATCGATTTAGTACCACATCCATCCGCGTCTAAGTTAGACTATGGAAGAATTCACGTAGTTAGTGGTTCTGGCCGTACTATTATCGCAACCAGTAGTTACTTCCCACTCTTTAGTGATGACTACACCAATTTGATGTTACGTAGTCAATCTGGTGATATTTCAATTATCCAGACTGACGGTGACCAAATTCTATTCCAAGAATCGGCATCCGCTGACTTGTCATCGTTGTGGAATGGAACTACCTTTATTTATGTGGGGGGTTCTGGGTCAATTCAACTTGGCAATCAGTTTGATGGTGTTGTAGACGAAGTACGTGTATGGGGAGAAAACATCTCTAACGACGACTTTGTGTCACAAGCATACGACCCGGGTTCATATTACGGAGCAAACTATACCTCGTCATACACAAGTCTGTATATCCACCTCCCGTTTAGTCAACCACTGTCATCAATTACTTCGTCGGTAACAAATGAGAGTC